ACACTTAACAAAGCTGATCAAAATGAGTTTTTAACTTCAGGGACTATAGGCGGAGTGAAGGTTGATCCTTCATCTTTAGAGGGATATACTAACCTTACATCTCTTAATAGCGGAAGTGCTGAAAATACAGCACAAATTTCTAATAGAATGGAGCAAAGGGGAAGCAAAGATAAAGATGGTTATGTAACGTTATCGCCTAGAGCTGAACTTGGTGGCTATAGTAGTGGTGTTGATGCCTCTACAGGAGAATCAGTTATGTCTGGAAGTTCATATTCTTATCCAAGCAATAAAAACTATAAGAAAACTTCATCTGCTGAAAAAAATATCTCGGATGCTGTGCAAAATTACAATTCAAGTTCTAGAGGTGGTTATGATCAATTTACCTTAGATACCCCCAGCGGCAATCCTTCAACTGTAAAAAGAGTTTTAGAGACAGATTCACTAAAAAATACATCCGCCAGCGGAGAAGATATTATTACAACCCAACGTTTAACGGGAGCCAATGATTATCTTAACAGAACAGACCAGCCTCGATCATATGCAGGAACATTAAGAGACAGCTATGGCGAAGGGTTTTCTAACTTAACTCAAGGAAACACTAACATTGCGAATGGATTAGCCACAACTTTGAGCGACATACAAGCAAATATAGCGAATAACCCAAATAGATACTACTCTAACATGGGTGGAACAAGTGCTAATGGAGGCCAATTACAGGAAAGAGGCGCAGGAAACATAGTCATGGGAAGCAATGTAAAAGATAATTACACTCACTTAGACAGACTAGGCACTCAGCATTCTAACATGATAGGAAAGTCTGGTACTTACCGCTCTAACAGTACCAATAAGTCTGATGCGGAAAAATCTTTAGAAAGAAGATCAATGCACGGTAGACTAATAGATAGAAAACTTAGAGATGCAGGGAAAAAAATCTTTAGCATGTACGGTAACTAATAAAAATTTATGAAAAAACTTTGGGAGTGGTTAAGTGGTTCTGTCATAAAAGAAGTTGGCAAGGTTTTAGATGATTTAACAACAACCGAAGAAGAAAAATTAGAAGCTCAAAAGCAAATTACAAAAATTCTTGAAAGCGCTGACAAGACAGCTCAGGAACAAGTTACAGCAAGGTGGGAGTCGGATATGCAATCTGACTCTTTCTTGTCTAAAAATATTCGCCCTATGGTGCTTGTATATTTAACTGTAATTTTTACGGGGTGTGCTTTTTTCGATGGCAATATAGGTAATTTTAAAATATCTAAAGAGTATATTCCAATATTTCAAACATTATTAGTAACCGTATATGGTGCTTATTTTGTAGGTAGAAGTTGGGAAAAAACAAAAAGAGTAAATAATTAATATATAGGTAACTATATAAATATAAAGTAACAATTAAATAAAATTAAATCATGGGAAAAGTAAAAAAAATTAAGAAAGAAGAGTTAGAAATTATTGTTAAAACTAACAAAGAAATTTCAGAAGTGTTAATTCAAGTAGGCGGCATGGAGGCTCAAAAGCATTCTGCTTTGCACAAAATTGCAGAATTAAATCAAGTTATTGAAGAAGAAAAGAAAAAACTTGAAGAAGCTTATGGTCAAGTTTCTGTTAATTTAGAAACAGGAGAGTACGAAGAAATTAAAACAAAGGAATAATGAGCTCTGTTGTTAGAAAAATAAGTATTGGCTCTGATTATAAGAATGACGCTATGCACTACTCGGTAGGGCAGCAGGTTTACGGGGGTCATGAAATAGCCTATATAATACTTGATGAAACTGACAGCTCTTATAATATTCATATAAAGAAAAACAATGAGGTATTGCCATGGAAAAAATTTAATTCTAACATGGCTATATCCGTTGAGTATGATTTAGAATACTAATGAATAGTTTATACGATTTTATTGTTACGCCTGTAGGTGAAAAATACAGCAATACAATTAAAGTAGGTGATAAACAATTGGTTGTTAACACTAAAATAGAGAATTGGAAGTTTGTAAACAGAATAGCAAAGGTTGTTCAAATACCTTTAGCTTTTAGCTGCAACATAAAGGTTGGGGATAAAGTTGTAGTACATCAAAATGTATTTAGAACTTTTTATGATATGAAAGGCAAAAAAAAGAAAAGCAGATCTTTTTTAAAAGAAGATTTGTATCTTTGTACTTTAGATCAAATATACATGTACAACCATTACAACACCTGGAACACTATAAATAATAGATGTTTTATAACCCCAATAGCAAATAAAGATAGTTTAACGCTTAATAAAGAGCAAGGCCTTGTTGGTATACTAAAATACGGAAACAAGTCATTAGAAGCTCTTAATGTTAATTCAGGCGATCTAGTAGGGTATAAACCTAATGGAGAGTGGGAATTTTTAATTGAAGGCGAAAGACTTTATTGTATGAAATCTAATGATATTGTAATTAAATATGAACGTAAAGGAAACGAAGAAAAATATAATCCAAGCTGGGCAAGTAGCAGTTGAAGAATTAATTAAAGTAGCAAAAGAAGCTATTGTAGATTCAGGAGAAGATATTACGGCGGATAGATTAAAAAATGCAGCAGCTACGAAAAAGCTAGCTATATTTGATGCTTTTGAAATACTTAATCGAATAGAATCTGAAGAGGCTTTATTAAGCGAGAAGCCAAAAGAAGCTAAAGAAGAGAAAGCATTTAAAGGTTTTGCAGAAGGGAGATCTAAATAATGTATAAGCAAACTTTATATAAGGTTTTAAAAAACCATATTAAGCCCGCTGTTTTAAAAAAAAACAATAGGTACAATAAGTGGGAATACGGTTATAACAAGGAACATGATATTATTGTTATAAGCAAGACTGGAAAAATAGGAGATATTTATGAAATACAAAATATTAAAATAGCTTTACCAGAAGAAAATGATGTAATTCAATTTGAATCAGATACTTGGAAATATACTGAATATCCTAAGGTTTTAAAAAAAATAAAATCTGTTTTTGATTGGGAAGAATATCCAATAGACTTTAAAGAAAAATGGTATGATTATATTGACAAAGAATTTACAAGGCGTGAAAAAGGCTTTTGGTTTATTAATAAAGGCAAGCCTACTTATATTACTGGTACTAATTACATGTACTTGCAGTGGAGTAAAATTGACGTCGGGCAGCCAGACTTTAGGGAATCAAATAGATTATTCTATATTTTCTGGGAAGCTTGTAAAGCCGATACCAGGTCTTATGGAATGTGTTATCTTAAAAACCGTCGATCAGGCTTTTCATTTATGTCCTCAGCTGAATCGGTCAACCTTGCTACAATATCCTCGGATTCACGGTTCGGAATATTGTCCAAATCTGGTCCCGATGCTAAGAAGATGTTCACAGATAAGGTGGTACCAATTTCCGTTAACTACCCGTTTTTCTTCAAACCGATCCAGGACGGTATGGACAGGCCGAAGACAGAACTTGCCTATAGAGTCCCAGCCTCCAAATTTACCCGTCGAAAACTTGATTCCAATGAAACCCTTAAAGAAATTACCGGTTTGGACACCACCATTGACTGGAAGAACACCGGTGACAACTCCTACGACGGTGAGAAGCTTAAACTCCTCGTCCACGATGAATCGGGCAAATGGGAAAGGCCGACGAACATCCTCAATAACTGGAGGGTTACGAAAACCACCCTCAGATTAGGGTCTAGGATTATAGGAAAATGTATGATGGGTTCCACTTCTAATTCTTTAGATAAGGGAGGGGCAAATTTTAAAAAGCTTTATAATGATTCAGATGTTACTGAAAGAAATGCCAATGGACAGACTCGCTCAGGACTCTATTCTTTGTTCATACCTATGGAATGGAACTACGAAGGATACATTGATTCTTATGGGCTACCTGTATTCGATAAGCCAAAAAAAGATACCAAAGGACCTAATAAAGAAATAATAGATCAAGGAGTTATTGAGTATTGGCAAAACGAAGTAGAAGGTTTAAAAAGCGATCAAGATGCTTTAAATGAATTTTACAGGCAATTTCCAAGAACAACTAAGCATGCTTTTAGAGATGAATCAAAAGAATCCTTATTTAATTTAACTAAGATTTATCAACAAATTGATTACAACGAGGACCTTAAAAACACAAACGCTGTTTCACAAGGTAGTTTTCAATGGGAGAACGGGATTAAAGATTCTAAAGTTATATTTGTTCCTAATAAAAGCGGAAGGTTTATGATTTCATGGGTACCGCCTTTTAATTTGCAAAATAGAGTTTTTTTAAAAAATGGAATAAAATATCCAGGCAATGAACATTGTGGAGCATTTGGTTGTGACAGTTACGACATATCAGGAACTGTTGGCAGCAGAGGTTCTAACGGAGCTTTGCATGGATTAACTAAATTTAGTATGGAGGACGTGCCCCCTAATAGATTTTTTTTAGAATATATAGCTAGACCACAAACCGCGGAAATATTTTTTGAAGACGTATTAATGGCCTGTGTGTTTTATGGTATGCCTATTTTGTGTGAAAACAATAAACCTAGGCTTTTGTACCATTTTAAAAGAAGAGGCTACAGAGGTTACTCAATGAACAGACCTGATAAAAAATATAATAAACTTTCTATTACAGAAAGAGAGTTGGGTGGAATACCTAACTCAAGCGAAGACATAAAGCAAGCCCACGCATCTGCTATAGAAACTTATATAGAAACTTTTGTAGGAATTACCGAAACAGGCTTTGGAGATGTTTATTTTCAAAGAACATTAGATGATTGGTCTAAATTTAATATAAACAATAGAACAAAACATGATGCTTCCATAAGCAGCGGTTTAGCAATAATGGCTTGCAATAAAAACTTATACGCTCCGTCTTCTCCTGTAAACAAAGTTGTTTACAATTTAGGATTTAAAAAATATGATAACGAAGGATTTGTATCAAAAATAAATAAATAAATGAACATATACACAGATACTAATAGCAATTTTCCTAGCCAAGTCGTTAGCGACGAGGAGAAGGCATCTATCCAGTATGGACTGCAAGTCTCAAGAGCTATTGAGCAAGAGTGGTTTGAACAAGGGCGTAGCAATGGAAACAGATATTTATCTAATTCAAATAATTTTCATTTATTAAGATTATATGCTAGAGGGGAACAGCCTATACAAAAGTATAAAGATGAACTTGCCATAAATGGAGATTTATCATATTTAAATTTAGATTGGAAACCTGTTCCTGTAATAGCAAAATTTGTAGATATAGTTACTAATGGCATTGCTCAAAAAGAATATGACATAAAAGCTTACGCTCAGGATCCGTTTTCAATAAGAAAAAGAACACAATATACAGAGGCTCTTTTGCAAGATATGCACAGTCAAAAGCAAATAGCAATGACTCAACAATCTTTAGGGATTGATGTTTCTGCACTTGGACCCGTTGAAAATATGCCAACTTCTACAGAAGAGCTGGAAATATACATGCAGCTTAATTACAAGCAAAATATAGAAATAGCAAATGAAGAAGCTATTAGTAATGTATTAGCTTCAAATAGATATCATTTAACAAATAAAAGAATTGTAGAAGATTTAGTAGTTTTAGGTATTGGTGCAGTTAAAACAGATTTTAATACAGCTGAGGGAATAACAATTGATTATGTTGATCCTGCTTATATGGTTTATTCATACACTGAAGATCCTAATTTTGAAGATATATATTATATAGGAGAAGTAAAGTCTATAACAATACCTGAGCTTAAAAAAGAATTTCCAAATATTTCAGAGCAAGAACTTGAAAGAATTCAAAAAATGCCCGGCAATAGACAGAATATAATGGGTTGGGGTAATTATGATGAAAACACGGTACAAGTTATGTATTTTGAATACAAAACTTATATGAATCAAGTTTTTAAAATAAAACAAACCGATCAAGGTTTACAAAAAGCTTTAGAAAAGCCAGACACTTTTAATCCACCTGAAAATGATAACTTTGAAAGAATATCACGATCTATTGAAGTTTTATATTCTGGAGCAAAAGTTGTAGGAACTGACACTATGCTTAAATGGGAGCTTGCAGAAAATATGTCTCGTCCTTTTGCGGATACTACAAAAGTTGAAATGAGCTATGCAATATGTGCGCCTAAAATGTACAAAGGAAAAATAGAATCTATTGTAAGTCGTATTACGGGGTTTGCTGACATGATCCAATTAACACATTTAAAACTACAGCAAGTCTTGTCTAAAGTTGTTCCGGATGGGGTATTTTTAGATATGGATGGTTTAGCTGAAGTTGATTTAGGTAATGGAACTAATTACAATCCAGCAGAAGCACTTAATATGTACTTTCAAACAGGTTCCATAGTGGGTAGATCACTTACTCAAGACGGCGAACTTAATAGAGGTAAAATACCTGTTCAAGAATTAACAACCTCAAGTGGAGGTGCTAAAATACAAAGCTTAATACAAACGTATCAATACTATTTACAAATGATTCGTGATGTAACGGGGCTTAATGAAGCAAGAGACGGAAGCTTGCCAGATAAAGATGCTTTAGTAGGTTTGCAAAAAATGGCAGCGAATGCCTCCAACATAGCCACTAAGCACGTTTTAAATGCTAATTTGTTTTTAGCTTTAAGAGCATGTGAGAATGTTTCTTTAAAAATGGCAGATGTATTAAGCTATCCTTTAACAGCAGAAACTTTAAAGAATACAATTTCTTTATCAAACGTAGCGGCTTTATCGGAACTTAGTAATTTAAATTTACATGATTTTGGTATATACCTAGAATTAGAGCCTGACACAGAAGAGGCTGCCCAGCTTGAGCAAAACATACAGATAGCGTTAAAAATGGGAGGAATTGATTTGACTGACGCCATAGATATACGTCAGATAAAAAATCTTAAATTAGCTAATCAAATGCTAAAGATTAAAAGAAATCAAAGGCAGGAAAAAGAACAAGCCCAAAAGCAAGCTAATATACAAGCACAAGCTCAGGCTAGCCAACAAACCGCTGAAAAAGCAGCACTATTTGAAGTTCAAAAAACACAAGCTATTACAGAAAGTAAAATACAAATAGAGCAAGCTAAAGTCCAATTTGAAATTCAAAAAATGGAATCAGAAGTAATGTTCAAAAAGCTTTTAATGGCTGAAGAGTTTAGCTATAATATGCAATTAGCAGGAATAGAACAAGAAGCTAAAACTACAAAAGAGCAAGAAATAGAAGATCGAAAAGATCAAAGAACAAAAATACAAGCTACTCAACAAAGTAAAATGATACAGCAAAGAAGTAATAACACTCCGCCTGTTGATTTTGAATCCGCTGGTTTTGATACTATGGGTGGATTTGGATTAGAGCAATTTGATCCTAAGTAAAATTATTATTTAATTATTTAATTATATTATATTATGTCAGAAACGTTAAAACAAGAAGGGGATTTTAAACTTAAATCCAAACCAAAAAAATTTATGAAGCCTACAAATGAACCTATAAAGGTTGATTTATCGGCTCCTAATGTACAAGGTGCAGTAGTGCCTGAAGTTACTAAAGTAGTAATTAAAAAAGACGAAGAAAATGCCATTCAAGAGCAAAGCTCAGAGAGCGCTGTGTTACGCGAAAGCGAGCCAGTTAAAGAAACAGGGGAAGAGCCAAAAGTGGAATTGTCAACAGTGGGACAAGGAGACGAAGGGGCCGTTAAAAATGTTATTCAAGAAATAACAGAAGACGAAGTTAAAGAAACAGTAAAAGAAGTAAAAGAAGCTTTACGAGATGAAAAAGTTTTAGGAAAAGAATTGCCTGAAAATATTGAAAAGCTTATTAGTTTTATGGAAGATACTGGCGGGACTATTGAAGAGTACGCTAGACTTAACACTGATTACTCTAAGATAGATAATAATATATTAATTTCAGAGTTTTATAAAAAAACAAAGCCTCATTTAGATGCAGAAGATATATCTTTAATTATGGAAGATTATTCTTATGATGAAGATTTAGATGAGCCAAAAGAAATACGCAAGAAAAAAATTGCGTTTAAAGAAGAGGTTGCAAAAGCTAAAAGCTTTTTAGAAGATACTAAGAAAAAATATTACGAAGAAATCAAGTTGAGGCCAAGCGTAAACAAAGATCAACAAAAAGCAGTAGACTTTTTCAACCGATATAATGAAGGGCAGAAAACAGCCACAGAACATCACGAAAGTTTTAAACAAAAAACAAAAGACTTATTTTCTAATGACTTCGAAGGTTTCGAATTTAAATTAGGAGATAAAAGGTTTAAGTATAATGTTTCAAACCCTAGTGAAGTTGCAGATAAGCAATCGGACATAGGCAATGTAGTTGGGAAGTTCCTAGCTAAAGATGGCAGTGTCGAAGATCCTAAAGGTTATCACAAAGCTATGTACGCCGCTACGCATTCAGATCAAATAGCTAATCATTTCTACGAACAAGGAAAAGCTGACGCTATTAAAGATGTAGTTGCAAAATCTAAAAATCCTTCTACAGGGACCCCAAGGCAAGCGCCTCAGGATGTTTTTGTTAATGGATTTAAAGTTAGAGCAATCACCGGCACTGATTCTTCAAAATTAAGAGTAAAAACAAAAAAATTTAACTAAAAAAATTAAAAGACTATGTCAATTACACCACAATTTGGTACAATTAAACCATCCCAAGCGCAACAAACGCTTAGCGACAATTACTTGTCGTTCGACTCTGATACAGGCGGGGGAACATTTGCAAAGCAGTATTTACCTGAAATCTACGAACAAGAAGTAGAGCGTTATGGAAACAGAACATTATCTGGATTCTTACGCATGGTAGGAGCTGAAATGCCAATGACATCTGATCAAGTAATTTGGTCGGAACAAAATAGATTACACGTTGCATATGATGATGTAACTGTAACTAACGGAACAACATTAACTATTAATAATCTTTCTGCTACTGTAGGACCTAATTTTGTACAAAATGTATTATCTGCAAATCAAACTTTAGTTGTTATAGATCCTGTAACAGGTAAAGAAGCTAAAGTTATAGTTAAAGTTACACCAGCTGGACCTGGAACTGCCGCAGTTTCAGTTGCTACTTACGGATCTGCTGATTTAGTAACTGCCAACGGAGCTGGTAATCCAGCACCTTTTACAGCTGCTGCTAAGGTTAAGATATTTGTATACGGATCTGAATATCAAAAAGGATCTACTTTAGTAGGAGACAACTACGCAAGTATTGAACCTTCTTTTACGCAATTTTCAAATTCACCAATCATCATTAGAAACCAATACGTAGTATCTGGATCTGATATGGCTCAAATTGGATGGGTTGAAGTTGCAACTGAAGACGGAACATCTGGATTCTTATGGTATTTAAAAGCCGAATCAGAAACTCGTTTACGTTTTGGTGATTACTTAGAAATGTCTGTAGTAGAAGGTAAAAAAGTAGTTGCAGGTGACGGTGTTGCAGGACACAATGCACTTCTTTCTGGTACTCAAGGTTTATTTGAAGCTATTGAAGATCGTGGAAATGTACAAACTGGATTCACAGCGGCTGCAGGTCTTGACGATTTTGATGCCATTCTTAAAAATTTAGATACTCAAGGTGCTATTGAAGAAAACATGCTTTTCTTAAATCGCCAAACAGCTTTAGATTTTGATGATATGCTAGGAGCTATTTCAGCTGGTCAAGCCGGAGGAACTGCTTTTGGATTGTTTGAAAACTCAGAAGAAATGGCATTAAACTTAGGTTTTAGCGGTTTCCGTAGAGGATCTTACGATTTCTATAAGACTGATTGGAAATACTTAAACGATGCTTCTACTCGTGGTGGACTAGATTATACTATTCAAGGAATTGAAGGTGTATTAGTACCTGCTGGAACTTCTACAGTATACGATCAAATCTTAGGAACTAACATTCGTCGACCATTCTTACACGTTCGATACAGAGCTTCACAAGCTGATGATCGTCGTATGAAGTCTTGGTTAACTGGTTCTGCTGGAGGCGCTTTCACATCTGATCTTGATGCAATGCAAGTTAACTTCTTGTCTGAAAGATGTTTATGTGTACAAGCTGCTAACAACTTTGTATTATTCAAAGGAGCATAAGAAGCTCAATATTAATGTAATTCTTACCCTCGTTGTATTGACGGGGGTAATTATTACTTTTATAAACTATTTAATTTTATTATATTATGGCTAAACAAGCTAAAGCAGAAACTATTGAGGTTGCAACTCAAACAAAAACTATTACAAAAGAAATAAAAAAACCAGAATGGGAAGTTAGAGATAGAACTTATTTTATATCAGGTAATTCTCCTTTAACGCATACTATTCATTCAAGGCATACGTCAAAACATCCTTTACTTTACTTTGATAAAAATTCAGGAAAACAAAGGGAAATTAGATATGCAACAAACCAGCATTCTCCGTTGGTAGATGAACAAAATGGAGAGGTTACATTAGGACACATTATATTTAAAGATGGAAGTCTTAACGTACCAAAAGAAAAACAAAATTTACAAAAACTGCTTTCTTTATATCATCCTTTAAGAAACAAAGTATATGAAGAGTTTAGTGCAGTTGAAGTTGCTGAAGATGATTTAGAAATATTAGATGTACAAATTGACGCTTTAAATATAGCGAGAGACATGGACATTGACCAAGCAGAGGCAATTTTAAGAACAGAAATGGGATCAAAGGTTTCTACAATGGGATCTAAAGAATTAAAAAGAGATTTATTGCTTTTTGCAAGAAGAAGTCCTTACCTATTTTTACAATTAGCCACTGATGAAAACGTTCAATTAAGAAACGTAGCAATTATAGCTGCTGAAAACGGAATAATTAGTCTTTCACAAGATCAAAGAACATTTATATGGGCTTCGAATGGTGCTAAGTTAATGACAATTCCTTTTGATGAAAATCCATATTCAGCTATGGCAGCATTCTTTAAGACAGACGAAGGCGTGCAAGTCTTTAGGTCTATAGAGAAAAAACTAAAATAACATGTAATCATAATATACCAGGGGGCTGCTCACAACAGTCTCCTGTGTATTATAATAAAAATAAAAAATGGCGGTAAACGTAAATACAGTATATGAAACAGTTTTGTACTTGTTAAACAAAGAACAAAGAGGATATATAACGCCTGAGGAATTTAACCAAATAGCTACTCAAGTTCAAATGGAAATTTTTCAAGAGTATTTTTCTGATGCAAATCAGCTAATACGGAAAGACCAAATAAATACACAGAATGATTCGGAGTTTTTTAATCATGTAAAAAATATAGAGTATAAGTTATATCCTTTTCAAAAAGAAGTATTGTTTTCTTATAGCTTAGCAGATAAAGCTTGGACTACTACTGAAAACGTTTATAAAATAGGGGACGTAATAGCTACTTACGTTAACAACCCTACGTTAGAATCAGTAGCTGAATTAACTACTGTAAAAGATTACAATTTAATAACAAGATCTAAATTAACGCAGCCTACAAAAAGTTATCCGCTTTTTTATGCTTCTAGCCTAACAAATCTTGTAACTCAAGATAAAACATCTTCTCTTAAGGTTTTTCCAAAACCTGATACATTGCTTTGCAATATACTTACATCTCCTTCTAATGTTTACTGGGGTTATTCAATAGGATCTGTTGGACAATTTTCTTACAACAACTCTCTTCGTACTGCAACTAATGTAAACGGAAGTTTAAATTTTGAATTAGACATATCAGAACAATCTAATATTATACTAAACGTACTTAAATACTGTGGACTTATTATTAATAACGGTAATGTTATACAAGCAGCTATGGGCGAAATACAGCAAGACAAGGTAAATCTAAAAAGCTAATAAATGGCATTAATAACCCAAACAAATCAACAATATTACCAAGGAGCACAGCAGTTTTTATCTATAACCGCTTCAGCTAATGAGACATTTCCAACAACATTTGACACTTCTATAGTTTCAGGAGGCGCTGATTCTTGGGATCCTTTAGCTACTAGTTATGCTTTAAATAACTTTAAAATATATACAAGTTCAACTGGACTTCCCGGAAGTTTTAGTGAATATATTCAAGCATATGCAGTAGAAAATAATGTAATTACTATCACCGACCCATTGCCCGCAAATACGATTGTAGTTGTTCAATTAAAAACCTTAACTGGTGGAAATTATGGCGCTACTTATCCAGAAAAAGCATTTGGAGAGGTTGTAGAAGAAGGTTACGGTGATTACGAATATATAAAACTAGGTGATGCAATAGACAACTTTATGGTTGGATATGTTGGCGATGGTAAAATAATTCAAACAGCTAAAAAATCTGATGTATTATTTTTTGCTAAAAGAAATTTACAGGAATTTAGCTATGACACTTTAAAAAGTATTAAATCTGCGGAATTAAATATACCTCCCAGCTTAAGTGTTATTATACCACAAGACTACGTAAATTACGTTAAAGTTTCTTGGATAGATAAACTAGGTGTTAAAAGACCTATATATCCTGCTAATAACTTAACGATTAATCCTACAGAAACCCCTTTGCAAGATAAAAACGGTGTGCCAACTCAGGATAATTTTGGTGAAAATACAGAAGGAACTTCTATTACAACTGAAAGATGGGGCGAAAATAATACTAGCTTAATAAATTCAGAATGGACTCAAGATTGGGCTGAGTGGGGATATAGCGGATGGGGCTTTGGGCCTTACGGATCTGCAGCAGCAGGCCAATTATATGGCATGGACCCTCAGTATGCTCAAACAAACGGGTGGTTTGGTATAGACTACAGAGAAGGTAAAATGACTTTTTCTAGCAATTTAGCCGGAAAGCTTATTGTGCTAGAATACATCTCAGACGGGCTTGCTTATGACCTGGATACTAAAGTACCTAAGTTAGCAGAAGATGCGTTATACTCAGCTATAATGTATTCTATTATATCCACAAGAGCTCAGCAGCCTGAGTATGTAGTTCAAAGATTTAGAAGAGAAAAAAATGCTAAATTAAGAAATGCCAAAATAAGATTATCTAATATAAAACTTGATGAAATTGTTCAAGTAATGAGAGGTAAATCTAAATGGATTAAACACTAAAATTAAATGGCTAAAGTTACAAATTCTTTTATAAAATCTAAAATGAATAAGGATTTAGATGCACGTCTAATTCCTAATGGAGAATATAGAGATGCTCTAAATGTTCAAATTAGTCAATCTGAAAGCTCAGATGTAGGTACTGTACAAAACGTAGTTGGTAATGTACAAGTTTTTAGCTTTGAAACACGTCTTGGCGTGTCGGGATTAGTTTCAATTGGTGCTTTTGCTGATCAAGATAAAAATGATATTTATTTGTTTTTAACAAACAATACAAGTCATTTTATTATAAAATATAACAATGGATCTGGAGCATTAGATATACTTACAAAAGGCGCTTATTTAAATTTTAACAAAACCAGTAAGGTTTATGGTATAACCTTAATAGAAGATCTATTATTTTGGACAGACAATAATAATCAGCCTAGAAAACTAAATGTGCTTTCAGCTATTGCTGATCCAAGTTATTATGTAAATGAACAAACTATTTCAGTAGCAAAATTTTCTCCGTATATTGCTCCTAGCTTATTGGATTTAACTGTTACACAAAATGGTTTACATCCTTCTACCATGACTAATGCCGCTGATTTGCCTACTGTGCTTATTGATTTACTACAATGGACAACTGTAAACCTTAGTGTAGATAGATTAAATGACGGCACCCCAATTGAAGAAGCACAATCTTTATCTGATTGGAATGCAGCAACAGGTCCTGCTTGGTGTTATTATGACTTTAATCCCGCTAATGCAGAAGTTTATGGAAAAATATATAACGAGGCTGCGGCTACTCATCCAAAATTAGCGCCTACAGGATATAAGGTTGCTGATAAGGATGATTGGACAAATTTGTTATTAGGAGTTGGAGGTGCAACAGGAGCGGCTTTAAAGTTAAAAACGCCTAATTCTAGCTCAATAGTTGATTGGCCTACTTTTTATAGCCCTGGAACTTGGGGGGCAGGTACTCAAGGTAACACAGATACTAATAAGTTTTTTAACGCAAGGCCTGGGGGATACCGTGTTGGCGTAACAGGTGGAACTGATTTTTTTGGTATCGGGGGCGGTGAATCAGCACCAGGAGTAGTTCAACCTCAAGGAGATAACGCAGTTGCTTGGTGGGCAGCTAAAATAGGTAACCCAAGTGAATATGTTAGAATGCAAGGAAGCAGTGATGATGTAACACAAACAGCCATCCCAAGCTCAGGAACTCCTGGATATTATATAAGATGTATAAGAGATGCAGATTATGACGGGTGGAATGGGGATCCAGCTTATATGAAAGATAAGTTTTTAACATTTAGTTATAGGTTTAAATTTGATGATAATGAATATTCGTTAATAGCCCCTTTTACACAGGCCGCTTTTGTTCCAGAACAAAATGGCTATTTTTATGAAGGTGATGAAGACGCTGCATTTAGATCAACTATTGTGGAATTCATGCAAAACAATATTAATAATTTAGTTTTAAATATTGAATTGCCTTCAGGAAGCCCTCACAAAAATTATAAAATAATTGAAATTGACATTATTGTTAAAGAATCAGATGGGGTAGTATATAAAGTTATAGAGACTATACCTGTTGATAATACATTTGACACTCTTTATACAGATAGAACCACAACAACAACGGCTATAGGTACGGTTAGTGGTACAAAAATTGTTACAACAGATCTTTTAAACGGAATTATACCAGGGTATTATTTAGAAGAAATAAATGGAGTTGCTTTGCCTTCTCCTGTTTTAGTGTTGGCAGTGGATTTTGATCCTACAACAACACCTCCTCAATATGAAATAACAATTGCAGGAAGTGTTGGATATACAGATGGAGATACTTTTTCATGGGACTACTCACCTATACCGGTTTATCAATATACATATGAATCATCAAAGCCTTATAAAACTCTTCCCGAAAGAGAAGTGGTAAGAGTTTATGATGAAGTACCTCTACGAGCTTTAGCGCAAGAGACTTCAGGTAATAGAGTTATGTATGGAAATTTTGTAGCAAATCATGCAAGTTTAAATAATTTAGATTATCAAGTGTTTGCTGCTGAAAAAAATACTCAAGAAGCTATTGAATATCCAAATCATAATTTAAAACAAAATAGAAATTATAAAGTAGGTATTGTTTTGGCTGACAAGTGGGGTAGGCAATCAGACGTGATACTTTCGAAGTACGATAATTTACTAGACGAATTTGGTCAGTATGTTAAAGGAGCAAATATGTTTCATAACTATAAATCTCCAAATTTTCTTCCTCAAATAGGACCTTGGGATGGAGATCAATTAAGAATAACTTTTAACGATGTTATTCCTGAAGCTGCTAACTTTCAAGGCATATCTGGCTATCCGGGAGCATATGCAATTAGCAATACATGGATTACTGAATTTCCTGTGCCAATCAGCCCTTTCCAGGCTCCCGCTAAATACTGGAGATTTACGCAAATAAATGCAAACGGAACTTACGAGTATCGATTGCAAGAATTATTTGTTAACTGGTTAACAACTTACACTACCTTTTTTAATTCTAATAAAAAATTAAGAGGCTATTACGAAGATTATATTAATATAATATCAACTTCCACCGAAACAGGAGGGGTAGTAGTTTTGACTACCCAAGACAGAATAGCTGATAGTTATTTGTTTGAATATTCCACAGCTGTTATAACAGTTTCTGGCTCTAAGGCAGGCGCTTCTTATGATATTAATGAATTAGGCTATTACTCTTATCGTATAGTTGTTCAACAAAAACAACAAGATTATTATAACGTGTATCTTCCTGGCGTGGTTAATGGCTACCCTATAAATCAAAACAGCGATGAAGTCAATAAAACGGGCCATATAGTTTTAATAAATGATAATATTAATAAAATACCTAGGGATTTAAAAGAAGTAGGCCCTGTGCAAACAGAATTTAATAGTAGTGTTAGATTGTATGGTAGGGTGAATAATTTATCTGATGGAAATCAGCAATATTTTCCATCACCAACACCTGACACAGTTACTTTAATTGCTTCTCAAAAAGAATTGTTTGGACTTGCAGATTATACTACTACAGATATAGGTTATTTAAACGGGCTTTGTTTATATCCTGGGTTTGCTGTGGAATATCAAGAAACAACATTTGACAGTGCGACACCTCCTGCTCCTACAGGTTCAATTAGAAAATTTACAAATGTAAACCCTTTAGTAGCTAGAATAAACACGGTTAATCCTATAGGAGAGGCTGAGGAAGATTGGGTTGTTGATCCTACTAGAACATATCCGACCTCCATGTACTTGGCTGTTTATGAAACGGCTCCCGTTGAATCTGTTTTAGATATATATTGGGAAACTTCTACTACAGGTTTAATATCAGATTTAAACACTTTAGTTTTAAGTAGCTCAAGCACATCTTTGCCAACAGGGCTTTCGGATATTATTTTTGCTATTGAAGAAGATGATGCCGCAGGTACTCCAGGATCAAGCAGTTTTTTTCCTACTAATTTTAGCGGCGATATTGCAACAACCACAGGTGTATTAACTGCCGTGTATTCAAAAGATATACAAGGCAATTTAAATACAACTACAAATCGAAGTAACGCTATAGGGGCAACAGGAGAGTTTGATTTAATTCAAAATTCTAACGGATCTTATTATATTCAAATTCTTTTACCTCAAGCTTATTTAACTGATTCAGCTCTTTTAGATTATTATTTATTTGTAATGGAATTTACAACTGCCACCGGTGAAACTGTTAGTTTAAATACGGATACTGTTTTAGTTAATAAAGATCCTTCATTTTTACCTAATTCTTTTAGCGCGCCGTCTGACCCTACTCAATTGTTTATTATACCAGGAGTTACAGCGGATCAAACGGTTATAATCTCAGGCTTAAAAAGTGTTAACGGAAGCGCGGATTTAAATAGAAGGTCCACTGGAATGAATACTACAGAAATTGAATTTGCAACCGTAAATTTTGAAAGTGTGCCTCAAGATGTTACAACAGAATTTCAAATAGCATATCAAAACCCTAATACTGGTGCTACTATAACCAGGGTTAGCGGCGCTGCTCCTATGTTGCCTGCTTTCTACGAAATCACGGTTAAATGCACCGATCCTGGAGGCTTAGTAAATACTGCTGTAATACAATTTACAGTTGGAATAAAAAGATATGATGGATATGTAACCTGGGCTCCTTATTCAAATCAACAATTATCAGGAAGTGATGTACCTAACAGTAATCCAAATTTGCAAAATGTTAACGCAAAACTTGTAGGAGGTGATCAAGGTCCGCCGTTATCCACAGGCATAGCCTTTAACTATTTACCATGGAATTATACCGCTCCAAATGTGACGCCGCAAGGGCATTTTGTTAATACCTCAAAAAGGGGTCTTGTAGCAAACTGGACAGCTCAAACAAGAACAATTGCAGCAATAGCTTATGCTGCTGATACTACGGGAGGCCAGACTGGGAAAATAGAAGGGTACGGACTTGTAACAACAAGTATACCAACTTCAAATATTATTAATATTCAAGACTACGCTGGCGCAGCTCAATCACAAAAATTTGTAATTTTAGCAACTTTAGAAGCATTTAATCCAACTCAAGAAGAGATGTTAGAAGGGGTTGTTCCTGGGCAGTCAGGGACAACCGCAACCGGATTACCATACGACTACACTGGGTGTCTAATGGCTAATGTTTGTATAGGTATTGTAAGAAACACTTTGCAGGCTGGTACCGGAACTTCTCAAGGAGCATCTATATTTCTGGCGCATGCTCAAGACCTAGGGGGCTTACCTATATCGCCGTCTGGAGCTAACACGTTAATTAAAGTTGATTACACTGTTCCTCCTTTTCCCCTTGGAACTGACGGGACTAACTTCCCTTATTATCCGGAATAAATAAAAAATATAAGTAATAATTATATATGGCAACTACTTTAGGAATACAGTATTATAACTCTTTTTGGTTAAAGAAGACAGACTTTACCGACTTAACCGCTAATTTTTCTAAAGATTGGTTTTTAGAAGAAGCTAGAATAAAAGGGGGTTTTAATAATGTAGGCGTTGGAAACGGCTCCAGGGCTTATACAACTTTAAAAGATGATTCCCAAAGAGTGTTACCTAGCTCAATAATATATTCAGGCATATATAATTCAAGAACAGCTGTAAATCAAACAAATGTTTTTTCAGTAGCCGAAGATATTACTAAAGCTGTAAATCCAGATCATGGGGGAATACAAAAACTATATGCTGAAAATACTGATTTAACTATATTTCAAGAAAGCAAAGTAAGCAAAGCTTTAATAGATAAAGATGCAATATACACAGCACAAGGGGGAGCATTGACTACTTCTGGTAGTTTAGTTATTGGACAAATTCAAGCATACGCAGGGGAATATGGGATATCACAAAACCCTGAAAGCTTTGCTATTTATGGCTATAGAAAATACTTTGCCGATAAAGATAGGTCTGCAATATTAAGATTGTCTCAAGATGGTATTACAGAAATATCGTCTTATGGCATGAAAGATTGGTTTAGAGATACTTTAGGTCAAAACAATTCAAACAGTTTAATTGTTGGTGGTTGGGATATTCATAATAAAAACTATACGCTTTCTATTCAAAATCCTGGCGCAAGCTATACTTTAGTTTACGATGAGTCTGCTAAAGGATGGGTTAGCTTTCATTCTTATACACCTGAATTTGCTTTTAGTTTAAAAAGCACTTACTTTTCAACAGGAGGCACCGGTACTGGAAGTGGCCTATGGCAACACTACGCGCAAATAGCTCAAAGAGGAAGTTATTACGGAAATTCCGTAACTCCTTCTAATATAACTTTTATTTTTAATCCAAGCGCTTCTAACCAAAAAGTTTTTCAAACATTGTCTTACGAAGGATCAAACGGGTGGGAGGCAAGTTACATGAACAGTGATCTTCAGGGCGTACAAAATCAAATACCAGGATCAGGAGGTTCTTCAACTTACTCTGATAGAGCTGAAAAAGTATTAAGCTATTTAGAAGGATCTTATGACTCAGCTAGTCCAGCAAATACAGGAACAGCTGCTTCTCAATTTCCTATTTATCACGCAGGATTTGATATTAAAGAAAACAAATATGTTGCTGCTTTAAAAAGAACTTACAAAACAGAATCAACACCAGGTCAAGTAATAATTAATTTAAATCCTAACTTAGGTCAACCTACTTCTGGAATAAAAGGATATTTTACTACGGTGACTATGAAGACCGACTCCTCTACAGATGTAGGAAACGCAAAAGAATTGTTTGTAGTTTCTTCAGAATATAAACCACTTAATGGATATTAATGGAATCAAATTTAATTAAATTAGAAAAAGACTTTACTTTACAATTAGAACAATTGCAAAACCAGATTGTAAGCTTAAACTTAGAAGGAGTGTATGTTGGCACAGATAGCGAAGAAATAGCTCCTTTAAAACACACTTTTGCCGAAGGGCTATTAACAAGAGAAATGTTTTCTAAAAAAGGAAATATATTAATTGGAAAAATACATAAATACAAACACACTTGGTTTTTAATGAAAGGTAAACTTTTAATGGGAAGTCCAACCGGTAATAAAGAAATAACAGCACCTGCGTGGGGAACATCTCCAGCAGGAACTAAAAGAATTGTATATGTTTTAGAGGATTGTATTTTTATAAATGTATTTCCAGACTTAGAAAACACAAAAAATATAGAGAGCATTGTAGATAATGTTTCTTTTGACACTTATGCAGGATTTGAAGAATTTGCATTACAACAAAACTTAATTAAAAAAATAAATTAGATATGGCAATAGTAGGAATAGCTATAGGAGCAACCGTACTTAGTACCGCTTATGGGGCTTATTCTTCTAATCAAGCAGCAAAGGACGCTCAAGGGAAAGCTAACAACCAGGGAGCTATGATTGCTGAATTAGAAGCAAATAGACAAGATGTAATTAATCCATACGATGGGTTTGAGAATGTTAGTGGTTTAGCGCAAGATTTAAGCGGAATGATGAGTAATGCCTACGCTAATCTAGGGGTTGCTACGCAAGCAGCTGAATTTCAAGCTGAAGAAACTGATATAGCTTTAGCTAATTCATTAGACACCTTAAGAGCTTCTGGCGCATCCGCCGGTGGAGCAACTGCTTTAGCTCAAGCTGCTATGCGATCTAAAAGAGGCGTTTCAGCAACAATTGAAAAGCAAGAATCAAATAATGAAAAATTAAGAGCTCAGGGAGAAATGCAGCTTCAAGATAAACAAATACAAGAAAAACAAAGAATCCAAGGCGTACAAATGTCTGAAGCTATTAGAATGCAAGGAGCAGGAGCGCAAGGAGAAATATTTGAATTTAATGCGCAAGAGCAAAGAGACAATCAACAGTTAAATAGATTGGCTGGCTTACAACAAGGATATCAAGCGCAACAATTTGCCTCGGAAGCAGCAGGCGCTCAAGCAATTGCTGGTGGGATACAATCTTTAGGAAACGTAGCCATGGCTTATGGCACTGCCGCTCCTGGAACTAATTTTAATCCATAAACCCCGTGATTATTTACTACAAACAATTTAAAAATATATAACTATGGGAGCATACGAAAATCCAGTAGTACCAATAAATAGAAAAACTGAAGTTTGGGGCCAGCTAGCTATTAATTTAGGGAATATGGCTAGCAAATACATTACTGATCGATCTGATAAGATGCTTAAAGCTAAAGAAGAGGAAGAAAAAAACAATCTTCTTAGGCAGAAAATAAACATGCAAATGATTGATTCCAAAACTAAGGGATTAAGTCAAATACAGCCTGTAATAAAGACTGGAGCTTTTTTAGCAGAAATAAATAACGCTGCTGATGTTATGCGAAATGCTAATATGCAATTATCGACTAGAGGTGATTTATCTTCCGCGGAAAGAGATGGCTATTATGCTGACATTAGTAATTATGAAAGCACAATTGCAGATTATAAATTAATAGGAGATTACATACAAGGAGGATTAGCTTACATACAAAACGACGAAAATGGAGCATGGGGGAAAAATTGGATTTTCACTAATGGCAAAGCTTCTGAGCAAGATCAAGAATATATATTTTGGACTTCTATGTCCGGCTTAAATAATGAATATACTAGAGATGTTGTAAAAGATAAAAATGGGGGGTTAGTAATTAATTTTAAAGATTCTTCAGGTAAAATTGCAGCTTCAAAATCTATGGAGCAATTAAAAGCCTTGGCCGTTACTCAAACAAGGCTTACCTCTCAAATAGAAAATGAAAATGTAATGGCAGCTAATATGCTAGATACTCTTAACATTACAGAAAAGGGTGTTTTTAATGTAGCCAATATAGATTCCGCATCCACAACAAGAGAAAGCACTACAGATAACAAAAGCACGTTTGCTACCCAATTTTTATCTGAAACCGCTCAATTAAAGATTACATCAGCAATACAGGCTCAGGCTTCTGCTGATTTAAGCGGCACCCCTGATGAAATAGAACACAATTTACGAACTTTATGGAATTATACTTTTAAAAATGCGGCTACTAACCCGTTTGAAGAATGGTATAATAATAAGGAAAATAATCATGAGGCTGATTTAATTCGCGAATACCAGCAGTCCGCTGCAGGAGTTATGAAAATGGCGGTTGATGAAAAAGGGATTTTTTATAAAACCGGGGGAGTTACAAAAAACCCTGCAAAAATAAAAAAATCAAGCAGTTACAAAAAAACACCACCACCACCACCGACAGAGGTTGGATCATTAAAAATAAACTTTGGTTATGGAACAGCTACGGCAGAAGCTATTGTTGGGGGGCAAGCTCCTTATAATGAAACCATAGCCTTGTTAGACACTATTACAAATAATGAAACTTTGCTAACAACATTAAATGACTTAGATACCCAAAACGAATACATGACGGGTAAAGAGCTTTTAATTTTAGGTGGGAAAATGGATGCTAATGATACGGAAGCTGCTATGCAAAAAGTAGCAAAACAAAGCGGTTATAATTTAAATTCCATATACATTCCAGGTAAAAGAAAAGCTTATGACGCTTCTGACACTAGGTTATTAGAAAAAATGCTTTTTAGGCTAAATGGAGGAACGGCAGCTCAGTTAAAAGCAATTAAAGGACATCTTGGACTACTAAAAGAACGTAAAAAAACTGCAAAAAAAGAATTTTTAGCCGGATGGTTAAAAGATAATCCTGGCGGGGATATTAATGGCGTAGCTGCAACAGTG